ACCGTTACCGTACCAATCCTGCCGAACCTTGCGCCGGAACATACCATCGGCCAGCCAGAGCTGTGCCTTTTCGGCGTCGGTGTCACCGAAGCCCTTCACGATGATTTGCATTTGCTCACTCCTTACCGTGGGTGCAATTGGTGCTGGTTTGTTTGCGATGGCAGCATCTGCAAGTTGCAGCATCCGCTCGAAGCTACGTTGCCGAGCTGGAGTGTTTGCGGTATTGCGCCACCATTCAAAATGTGTGTGCCAGAGCACCGTGTCTGTGCTTGGGATGATGCCCTGACTTGGATTGTTGGAGTCATAGCGACGCTTCACTTTGCCGTCGGGTGTGAAATTCACGCCACGCAGAGCAGCAAGAGCCGCGTCGTTTGCTCGCATCTGAGTAACAAGAAGATTGTTAAAGCGGATCGCTGCTGCTTGCCCACCGTTGCCCCAAGTGAGGCCAGTGTCCAATGCGCTACAGGCGTTTCCGCTAATACGATCCCGAGTTTGCCGAGTGCTGTAATCCTTGTCTGGGTACTTCCCAATGTCTTTGATGTCTTGTACGCCGCAGTGATAGCCACCACCGGCTTTGTGACTCGCATCGGGAAGCGTACCGACTTCGGCACTGCCCAGACCAACCTTTGCCATCCAAGCACTTCGGAAGCTTTTTAGATCTTCAGGCAGTGTTGTAGTTGTCATTAGTCCCACCCTTCTATTGCGAACGATGATCCTGCTTGGAAGTTTCCGGATGTTTGAGTAAGTGTGAGTGATGTGTAACCGCTACCTGATGATCCCAAATATGCAACCGCTTGGTACAAGCTTTGGCTACCACCCGAAGTGTTAAAGATGTAACCAGATTGTGAGATTCCGGTAAGATAGTTGGCGTGCGGAGCATGCCAACCCATGAGTGTTAGCTCTCCACCGTTCCACTCACCAGTACCAGAGCCAAATGGGAAGCTGCACAAGGTCCAAGATGTCTGACCGATACTAGCGGATGCGTTAGTAGAGGTAGCAAAGTTGTTGAAAATCTGGCTGCGGTAGTTCGCACCTGAGTCGCCATTGACACGGCCAAGCATAACTCCTGAAGATGCCGCGTCTCCACGAACACTCCAGGTAAGCGTAACGCGGTTCAAGGAAGATGGAATACCTGAGAAGGTTACCGTTGCGGCTGCTGAACCAAGCACGTTTACTTGTCGGAATGGCGATGCGAGAATGTATGAGGATACGACCAACATACGCAGGAGGTTCGTATCTGTCTCAAAGATCAAAGTTCCATTAGGCACAGTGGTGATTGACGGTCGATCCGTGCTGGTGCAAGGAATAACACCACCAAGAGCCGCCGCGTAATAGCGTCGATCAGTGATGTTTCCGGTGACAATTGAGGTAACACCAGCACCTACTAGCACCTGTGCCAAAGCGATTGAGTTTGCTGGCTGCGTTGGCACTGCCGGTGATCCAGCAGGAGTGCCTGCAACAACGGCCAATGACCAGGAGTTAACGGCTCCTGAATACAATGTGTCTTGCACTTTGGCAACAATGAGATCAATGCGTGGGTTGGTGCCGTCCGCAGCAGTAATAGTGAGGTTCTTTGAGGCGTCATTGACAACAACGTAAGTTCCCTGCTTGCTGCCTTCAGTGCCTGGCACATATGCATGTCCAGCAGCTACGTTGACGCTCATGTTGGGTGAACCGTTTTGTGTAACGGCCAAATTGCCACCCATACCACTAACAACGCCACCCCGTGCGACCAGACCTGCGGCAGTCTTTACTCCATGCAGCAACCCTGAGTGAGCGCTACGAAGAATCTCCGCAGTGTGTACGTTTCCAGCATTTTGAAGAAAGCCCGGAGGGTTTACTTCGGTCATTAAAATTTACCTCCAAGCATTTCGATACCAGATGGACAACGTCGAAGCCGAGGCGGCTTCTGCTCGATACCGCAAGGTATTCGAGCCTGGTTCAAGAAAGTACCAATCTGGTGAGATCAGAGCACTACGACGATTTGCCGTGCCATTCAATCGCACCGTCTTATACTTTGTGTCAATAGTCAGTGTATCTGCGACATCAAGGGTGATGTTGAAGCGCAGCTCAGCGCCAGTAATATCATTAAGAATTCGTGGATTGGTTACTGGTCCGGTGATGACAAAGATTGGTGGAGTTGGACGATTGCCGCCAATCAATAGCGTTACTTGGTCAGTTGTGCTAGAAACACCGCCGAAGCCAAAATCAAAACCGAGATCGAAACCAAAACCTGTATATACAACTGCGCCAAGTGGAACTGAAGCAGTCAGCAGCGTTGAGTCATAAATTCGTGGGTCTTCAGCGAACATCGAAAATTGGATTGAGGCTTGACCAGTTCGACGAAGCTCATCCCAGTCATACCGACAACCTAGCGGTTTTACGAATAGCAGTCGCTCAGATACACCAGGGGCCTTGAAGTAGAAATTTTGTAGTGTTGTAGTCGGAGCATAGTTCGCTTTTAGATCATCCAAGTAGTCTTCAATTGTGCCCGTATCCGAGTAGACCGTTCCGTCGAGTACAACGTTTCGACCTTTCTCAAACTCGGCATCCATAAAGCCACCGTCGTTACCCTCCCAGTCCCGCTCAGTAGTGCGGTATTGAGCTGAGTCCAAACCAGTAACCTTATGAATATCAACAAACGGCTGCAACACTGCGGAGTTCAACACGATCCCAGTGTCGTTGAGCATGAATGTCAAGTCCTCTGTAAGCGCCATGTCACAGCACCTTCACCAATTCGAAACCAAGCTCCGCCGAGTTCTTTCGTGGATCGATTTCCTGAGTGTTCACTGTGATGTTTTGGACGACTGTCGCAGCACCACCGTAATTCGGTGAAGCTTGCGCCAAACTCGAACCAAAACCGGTCACAACCGATCCACCCATCAAGTTTGCAGTCATCTGCAAACGATCCATCTCAGCAGTCATTCCAGCGGCCAGCATCTTTACGATCTGACCACCAGCGTAACCGTTGTTCAGCACCCGCAGTGGACCAGTCTTGACAGGTGAACCTGGCATTGCATCAGCGATACGCTTTGTCACGTTGTGGATAGCATTTGTCACTTGGTCGAGCATTGAAGTAATACCATTAATCAGACCACGAACGATGTTCTGTCCAGCGTTGTAGAAGTTTGACACCAAGCCACTGAAGTATCCGATGACATCGGAACCCCAACCGCGAATATCGCCCCAAATGTCGCTGAGTGAGTTTGAGATGGTATTGACAAAGTCGGACCAGTTTTTAACTGTTTGATCGCGAACAAAACGCCATATACCCGCGATGAAGTTACCAATGCCTGACCATACCGAAGTCGAAGTGGATTGAATAGTCTTCCAGATACCTGACAAGAAATCCCAAATTCCACTCCATACGGCGATTGAAGTGTCTCGCACAGGATTCCAAATTGTATTCCAGACCGCTGTTATTGCGCCCCAAACAGCTGTAGCAAGGGTAGTAATAATACCCCAGTACAAGTTGAAGTCTTCAACAACTCCGCTCCAAAGCCCATTCCAAATTGCCTTGATGCTTTCCCAAGCCCAAGCAAAGAGGAATTGCAGTGTAGTAAGACCAAGCTCAGTAAGTGCCATAATGAAACGGAAGACAGCGGCGAGCAATTCGCCTACATCGGACTGCCAGAAAGTTGCCCATTGCTCGCCAAACCAACCTGAGAAGCTGGTCCAAAGTCCAACAATCCACTCCCAGGCAGCAGACAACCCATTGACAATGTTGTCCCAAAGACCAGTAAAGAAGTCAGTCAGCCAGTTCCAAGCACTTACAATTCCGCTAGATGCAGACTCCCACATTGAAACAAATACATCGCCAAGCCACATACCGAAAGTTTTGATCTGTTCCCAGACCCACTTCATTCCCTGCCAGAGGAAATAGCACGCAGCAACCAATGTGCCAATAACCGCAACTACAACGAGGATCGCGGCAACAAACACACCAATAAGAATACCAACGACCAGGCCGGTAATTACCGCACCGATAATCAGCATCCACTTGACGACCTGTGCCAACACGTTCAGCATAGGCTGGATCTCTTGCTTGTGCTTCTGCCAGAATTCAGTAAGTCGCTCGATTGCCGGAATAACGTAGTTGTCGATAATCTCGCCGAGCTTGGTGAAAACGTGCTCCACCATATCAAGGATGATCCGGCTTGCTTCCTTAACTTTCGGGAACAGCGTGCTGGTCATCATTTGGTACAGTTCGAGGAGGGCAGGCAAGACCTTAGACTCAATAATTGCCCAAAGCCTACCGAACGGACCTTCAAGGTGTTCCTTGAAAGCGTCGCCGATACCCTTAGCGAAGTCGACAATCATGTTTTTGGTTTGTACAAATTGATCGGCCATGGCCTTGATGATGTTTCGGAAGCCTTCTGACTTCTTCCAGAGAAGTACAAAAGCTGCCGCAGCACCAGCAGCAAGCGCTACAAATGCCAACAGTCCACCGACAACGACGGCAATTGCCGAACCAGCCACTACGAACGAGGCAACGATTGCAGCGATAATGCCAATCAGCAGCAGTAGCGGACCCATAATCAAAGAGAACGCCGAAGCCAGCGCTAGACCATAAGCAACAAGTTGCTTTGTTCGTGGGCTCAGCTCATTGAATTTTCCGACAAGCTTGGCTACCCACCCAACAATCAGTGCGAATGTTGGAATGAGTGCCTTACCCAAACTCTCCTTCATCAAGTTCCACTGGTTTGCCAACATTTGAGAGTTTGCAGCTGCGCTGTTAGCCATCAAGCTGTAGGCTTTTTCCATGGAGCCAGCGCTATTTGAGGTTTCATCCAAGATGTTGTCGAAGAGTTCGAGGTTACCGGCACCCAACAGCATGTTCTGCAAGAACCGGCGAGCTTCGATGGTTCCACCAGCGCCCTGGAAAACTTCCAGCATCTTGGCCAGGCGGTCCTTCTCCGGAATCTTCATCAACGCTGTGCGGAAGTCCCGCAACACTTCGTTGAATGGGCGGAACTTACCTGAAGCGTCTTGGGCTTCAACACCAAGCTTCTTCAGATTTGCTACAGTTTTAGGATTTGAAAGTGCGTCGAAGGCACGCGCGACAGCGGTACCTGACCGAGCTGCACTCATACCCATACGAGTGGAGGCAGCCAACGCAGCCATCATAACTTCAATGGACTGCCCGGCACGCACCGCTGAAGGAGTAACCAGACCGATTCGCTGGTTCCACTCTTCGTAGGAACCAACACCTTCCTGTACCAGCTGGAACTGAATGTCCAGCAGTTTGTTGACATCTGAAGCCGGACGTTGGAATGCGTTCAACAAACCAATAGTTGCTCGGGAAACATCCTGAATCTCAACCTGACCAGCAACTGCGGCCTTTGAGAACGCAGTCAGCAGCTTCTCGGCATCCTGAACGTTAACTTCCATGGATGAGAAGATGTCGAACAGCGCGGGCTGAATAGTTTCGAAAGGTACCGCGATATTCTTCGCGACTCGACGACCAATGTCAGCCAACTCTTCGAGGTTTCCTCCGAAGTTGTCGACCTGAGTGGCAGTCAGTCGGACTTGCTTTTCATAAGCAATCGCAGTATCGATGGAACCCTTCAGCGCAATCGCCATAACGGCACCAGCAGCAGTAAGCGCAAACCCCATCGCAGTGGCAGTTTGACCTACCTTCTGCATGTTCTGCGATACACGGGCTAGATGTCGTTCGTGTTCTTGCTGAGATTGACTAAGAGCACGTTGGCGACCTATCTCGTCGTCAATGTTTCGAATGTTGGCTTGCTGCGCAGCGATCTGATTTTGGTACTGTGCAATCAGACCTCGCCGAGCATTGATGCCTTGGTTTATCGCATTGACGTTACCCCGCAAACCGGCGATTTCGGATTGCAAAGTGGCAATATTCATACGACGTTGAATAATGTTATTATTCAACGCACGCGCTTGCCGCTCAAGTGTTGAAGTTTGTGCAGTGGTTGCACCAGCAGCACGCATACTAGCGACAGTACTTTGTACCGCCGCCCGTTGAGCTGCCAATTGGGCAATTCTAGCGCGCTCTGTTTGGATCGTGTTATTGCGCGTTGCGATACCATGCATAACTGCGGCACGACCAGCCATTTGCTGCGCAATGGCTGCACGCTGAAACCCAGTTGCGAGACGCGCCTGTTGAATGGCTCCGAGCGATGCAGCACGCTGCGCTTGGAGTTGTGCCAAAGCCACCGTATTGCCCGCATTGCGGACGTTACGTGCGAAGGTATTGAGTGCCCGGTTCGTCTGGTCCTGAGCCCGAAGAACAAGCCACAAGTCTCGGGTATTGAGGGGCACTCTATCCTCCCTTACCTAGGTCGAGCTTTATTCGCTGCCTTACGATTATCCAGCTCGCGTCGTTCGTGTTGTGCCATCAACGCGTGCTTCATCAAATGCACATACATGCTATCTTGATCATAGAGTCCCCCGGGTTTGGGCAGAACATGAAGTTCTTGACACATCCCCAGGGTCTCCAAAAAGTAGTTAGCTTGTATCTCAATAACTTCTTGCTCGTACGACTTCTTCCGCATTGGCTTACGTGTCGAACTACCCGAGAGCAGAATGCCCTTCCTGATCTCGGCGATTAGTTTTTTGTGTCGTCCTTATCTTCAAAGCTGTTGATACCATCAATCAGCTGACCAATCTCGTCACCGATCCGGGGATCAAGGCGCTCGACGTCAGCAGCATTTTTGAAGTTCAACGGCTTGTCGTTCTCATCAGTCAAGTTGTGTTCAACGATGAGGTTTCCAAAGTCCTGGAAAGCGATACGCTTGCTCATCATTTGAATGTGCATTTCCCGGTCTTCGCCAGAAGTCCGCATGTTCATCATGCTGTCTGTCCGGTTCAGCTTCTCACCGTAGGTCATCCGTCGGATAACTACGTAGCCTTCCGGCAAAGACTTCAATTCGAACTTTTCGGTTTCGCTGGCAACTGTTGCGCGAGGCATCTTAAACCACGTTCCTAAGCGATAGATATAAGTCAATGCGCGGTAGACGAACAGCAGCGGTCCCACAGCGCGCATCCCATTTCGGATTAAACGACGTTTTCCTGGCTGAGCACGGTAATCGTGTAAGAAACACCGGAAGCGTTAATTACAGAGTTGTATGCGATCGATGCCCGAACCAGGTCGCCCTGGCCAGAGTTCTGGACTTCGTAGGTATCCTTAATGGTCACCGGCGAGTTCAGGGTGATCTTGTTGTTAACACCCTTTGAGGCAACGATTGAGATATCCTGCGCAGTAAGCGCCTTGAATGCGTCGAAGTCGGTACGCGATTCGAAGTCACGTTCCAGGGAAAGGGTAACCGCACGCTCGCCGTACTTGATGAACTGTGCGCCACGACCGGTAGACTTCAACCGGAACTGTGCTTCTGCGGCATCGTCGATAGCGAACTCGAAAGTGTCCGTGTCCAATACCGGCGTTGCAGTCGGAATTTCGATCGAGTACTGGCCCGCACCAAACGGAACTGTTGTTGGCCAGGTCGGAGTCGGCGTAGACTGCACAGCTTCATCGCGGCCGATGACGCTGATGTTGTACATCAAAATACCGTCTTCGACGGTAAACGTCTGCGAGCCAACCACAACACCAGTGAAACCGAAAACGATACCATTACGCACTACGGTGATACTCATCGTACGTGCGGGGATGGCATTCGCTGTGGGCGTGAAGGTGTAGGTGTAGTTGGTTGTGCCGGACTTCACAACAGAGTTGCGCGAGGCGTACAAGAAGTACAGAATGCAGTCTTCCATACCCTCAATCGAGATATCACCCTCGACGTTGAAGTTTCCGGGAACTGCACCAATAATGTCTGCACTCTGCCGAATCGGACGGCGCCAGATGGTTGATTGCACCGAGGTCAGGGACTCGGACATGAACGGGATGTATTTAACCGGAGGGTAGTACGTGCCGGGATCGGCGGCAGTGTTCACAGTCGGGAAGGCCCCAGAAGGAGCACCAACCGCAGCGTCGTTGTAGGTCACTGTTGGCGCAGTCACCTGAGCCAAGAAAAGCTCGGTTCCTGCGCCGCCACCAGCAGCAGACCGGTAAACCCGGTATGCCGTTGCACCAGTAACCGCAGTCCAAAGAACTGCATTGGTCAAGTTACCCGCAGAAGTGGTGCCGACAACTTCGTTAGAAATCGTAGTTTCGCCACTTGCGTTGACGGCGGTAACTGCATACCGATATGCACCGGCAGTCAAAGCACCACCAGTAGTCGGCGTTACCGAGGTAAGTGTCGGAGGCGCCAGTTGTTCCAGGGCAACGCCCATAATACCGGCTGCGCCAATACCAGGAGCCATATTAGTTCACCTCCTCCTCAACAACTTCAGCTTCTTCAGCTTCTTCAACTTCTTCAGCCTCTTCGGCTGGTCGATCTGTATCGAAAATTACCCGCACACTGCGTGGGAAATTCGCTTCAGCTGGACGAACGTTGTGGAAGATTCGGAACGTTTCCGTATCCACTTCCACCGGCTTGCCCGGCTCAAGGAGTCCCACACCGTCAACGGTGCATTCTACGTCAGATTCGAGATAAATCTTCATACACCCCTCCTTAAACCGGAGCTGCTGGTGGTGAGAGATATGTCAACGATGTGCCAACATATGTCAGGCGGACTGCCCGCCAACTAGAACCATTAATAAATACTTCACCAGGATCACGTCGACGGACGAATCCGTGGATTACCAAGCCATCCATGTTTGGATATGTATGCAATAGCTTCTCTACATCTTCAGCGAGCGTGTCAACTGCGAGTCGAGAAGCTTGTTCACCACTCAAAACATCAGCAGCCATAACGTCAACCAGAATAGAAATCTCATTGCGCGTACGACCACCAGGCGATGCTACCCCTTGCAGGGTACGGTCCATCGTACCGGACATTACCACCACTGTGGGTGACTTGGGTGTCATTATATGTTTACCGTAGTAAACATCTTCGATACCAAGCTCACCCTTATTGGCAGTGATGAGATCTTTGATGTGTACGGCAAGAGCTGTACTTCGATCTGTATTGGGATAAGCAAAAGGCATGGACACTTAAATCACCTACCCCATCTTCGTCCAGTAGCGGTCAATCAAACCGTCAACCCAAATCTCAAAGATTTGTGATATCTCGGCAACGTCCTCTGGTTGGAACATAACGTACGGGCGGGCGGGCATTCTACGAGTACCTGTTTGGTGGAAGTTTGCGTACTTAACCCCAGAGATACCGTTCATGCTTACTGAGTTTGGTCCAACGTCCCAGTTCTGCATACTTTGGGTTGCTTGGAACATAGCTCCAGTTTGAATCAAGATTGGGGCAGGTCGGCGATTAATCGAGTACGGATAGGACAACGCCTGC